CTGAGTCTGCAAAGGCTTACGCAGGTACAAGTTACTTCGCTAAGAATGTAATTCTCGGTACTGGCACATGGGGCGCAGTAATGGGTTACGTAGATTCAACAGGTCGCCCAATTTACAACGCATCTCAACCGTGGAACGCAGCTGGTGATGTTAAGGCATCTTCAATCAAGGGCAACCTGCTCGGACTTGATGCTTATGTCGACGTCAACGCAGTAGCTACAGCTGGTGCAGATAACTCAGCATTTGTTATCGCTCCAGAAGCAGTCACCGTATTTGAGTCACCTACAGCGATGTTCTCAGTCAACGTCGTTGGATCAATGTCAGTCAACCTCGCTATTTATGGCTATCTCGCACCTGCAGTTTTGCAGCCAAAGGGTGTTCGTAAGTACAAGACAGCGTAATAAACCTAAGTCACTAGGTGGGGTTCATACAGCCCTTTGAGCCCCACCTAGTCTTTAGAAAGGATAAACAGTGGCAGCAACGTACGTAACTACCGCAGAGCTAAAAGCCAATCTCGGCATCGGCTCTCTTTATGCTGACTCCATTGTTGAGAACGTCTGCCAAACGGCAGAAGATTTAATTAACCAATTTTTATGGTTCGACTCATACCCGGTAGTCGGAGCCGCTATCTATAACAATGTAGGGATGGTGCTTATCTCAGCGCCTATCTCCTACGTTACTGGGCAGACAATTACCTTGAGTAATTGCGGCACAACCTACAACGGCACAAAGACAATTACCGGCACTTACCCATACACCAATGGATCAGTGGTACTCCCCTACTTCATTAACTTTCCGTTTAACTACTTTCAGTTTCCACGTGGTTACTCGATGATTCAATTTAACTTAACTCACGCCGATGATAATTACCATCAAATCGTGCCATACGGTAAGGCTTTGGGAGTAGACACCAAAGAGACTAGCTACGCCACTACCCCGGCGGTGCGAGAAGCTGCGATGAATTTGGCCGTAGATATATGGCAGTCTCGTCAGCAATCTTCTATCGGTGGAGTATCACCAGACTTTTCGCCTAGCCCATACCGGATGGGTAATACGTTAATGGCTCGCGTTCGTGGATTACTTGCGCCATATATGTCACCTAGAAGCATGGTCGGCTAATGACGTACGCAATAACAACGCTTCGCTCAACTTTGGCAACAGCCCTAACTAACGATGGGGTCTGGTCGGTCTTTTCCTTTCCACCGGCCAGCCCCATCGCCAACTCGGTCATTATTAACTGGGATGATCCGATGTTGGATCCGCAAAACAATCAGTACAACTCGATTTCGCCACAAGCCAATTTCAAGATAACAATGATTGTGCCGCTATTTGATAATCAGGGCAATCTTATTGACATTGAAAACTTTATTGTGGCCGTATTTAACAAGCTCGCTACAAGCGGCCTCAATATCAAAGTCGGAAGTGTCTCAGCTCCAACAGTCTCGCCTAACGACACGGGTCAGATGTTAATGGCTGAGATGTCAATTTCAATCCTAAGCAGCTGGAGCTAACTATGAGCATATACACACAAGAAGAGACTGATTTTCTGGTCAAAATTGGCCAGATTAAAAAGGATGAAGCCTCGGCTGCATCTAACCCAACACCAACACCGGAAGCAACGAAAGCCGAGGACAAATAATCATGGCAATTTTTTACCAAAATAATGCCGGGTTTAAGATTTCAACAGATGGCACAACCTATGTTGATCTCACAGACCACGTCACTTCATTAACAATCAATCGCGCCTTTGATGAACTAGACGTAACAGCTATGGGTGCGTCAGGTCACGCATTTATTGCTGGACTTGAATCTTCATCTATTTCAGTAGATTTCCTTAACGATGATGCAACTGCTCAAGTTATGACAACACTGAACGCGCTTGTTGGCACAAACGCTAAGTTTAAGATTTTGCAGACAACCGTACCGGGAACACCTACAACAGGTACACCATCAGCTACTAATCCACTGTATAGCGGTTTAGTGCTAGTCAATAAATTAACACCAGTAGCAGGCAAGGTTGGCGATGTAGCAGTACAGAGCCTTACTTTCACTGTTTCAGGTGCTATCACCGTGGCCACTTCTGGTACATGGTAACTAACTAACAAAGGGGCTAAAAATGGCAAGACTCAAAATTACAAGGGCTAACGGAGACGTAACTGAGCATCAAATCACGCCGAGTATTGAATATTCGTTTGAAATGTATGCAAAGAAAGGTTTTGCCAAAGCCTTTGCAGAAGATCAAAAGCAGTCAGATATCTTTTGGCTTGCTTGGAAGTGCATCAGTAAAGAAGAAGATGTCGTACCTTTTGGAGAAAAGTTCGTTGACACATTGACGCGAGTCGAAGTGCTGGACGACTTAGCCCCAAACTCATAGAGCGCAATTCCCTAACCTATTTAATTGCCAAATTATCCGTCAGGTTAGGGATTGCGCCTAAAGAGTTATATGAGTTAGACGCACCGATGCTCAACTCGATCATCGATGTTATACAGCAAGAAGCAAGGGATGCCGAAAATGCCAGTCGAAATAAAAGGTCTCGCTGAGACTTTGGCGGCTATGCGCAAGTTCGAGCCGGATTTAGCTAAAAATCTTAACAAAGAAGTTCGAGCAGCTTTAACCCCGGTGCAGAAAAAAGCACAAGGGTTTTTCCCGTCAACCGTGCCGGGATTATCTAACTGGATGCTGGTAACTAAAGGCCGTGAAATCAATAAAAAAACAAGCGCTTTTGCTGCTGTCAATCATTTTCCACGGTACAACAAAGGTATTGCATCTCGCGGAATCAAAATCTTTATTGGACAGACAAAGAAAAACACTAGAGGTTTTGTTACCTTTTACCGCATAGCCAATATCACGGCTGCTGGTGCTATTTTTGAAATTGCTGGCAGAGCCGGTGGTAAATCTCGCCGTGAGTACAAATCTAACAATCCTCTTGCCGGACAACATTTTATGGAATCCCTATCGCAACCGATGGCTGGTAAAGGAGCAAAGCAAGGTCGCGCTCTTTATCGTGCGTGGGATGAAGATCAAGGCAGGGCATTTGGTCATGTACTCAAAGCCGTAGATGCAACCATCATTGAGTTCGGTCGCCGGGCAACAGCTTCATTAAAGCGGGCAGCATGAGCGCTAAAGTAAATATAGACATAGTCACGCAGGTTAAGGGATTAGATAACCTAACCAAAGGTGAGCATCAAATAAAGTCTTTCGGCCAAAGCGTTACAGCGTTGGGCAAGACATTTGCCAAAGTCTTTGTAGCTAAAGAAATTGTAGATTTTGGTAAAGCTAGCGTTCAAGCATTTGCCAATAATCAAAAGCAGGTTTTGCTTCTTACCAACACGCTTAAAAATCTTGGACTCGGTATGCAGGCTTTTGCTTCAAACCAGTTCATCGATCATCTCAGCCTAGCCACTGGCAAAACTAAAGAAGAGTTAATTCCGGCTTTTCAGGGATTGGTCGTAGCTACTAACTCAACTATTGAAGCTCAAAAGGCTTTACAAGTCGCCCTTGATGTCAGTCAGGGAACAGGTAAAGACCTCGCTACGGTTCAAATTGCTTTGTCTAAAGGGTTCTTAGGTAATACAACTGCCCTTACTCGACTTGGTGCTGGATTAGATAAAGCCACTCTTAAAACTGGCGACATGAACCTCATCATGAAAAGGCTTGAAGAGACGTTTAGCGGTTCTGCTAAAACTGCGGCAGAGAGTTTTCAAGGTTCGTTAGATCGCCTTAACGTAGCTGCAACAGAGGCAAAGGTGGCAATCGGTGGCGATTTAGTTCAAGCCTTTACTGACCTTAGTGGTAGTGGTGGATTTACCTCAACCATTACAGCAATCGGCACATTATCAAATCTTATCGGCGACGCAATCGTTGGCTTTTCTCGTCTGTTTCGCGAAATTGAAATTATCACCAGTGCCAAAAGCCCGTTGGACATGGTGCGAAAGATTATTGCGGCGCAGCAACAATTTAACAAAGAGGACATGCTCCTTGCCAATCAACGCAGCGGCATAGCCTCTCAAGCCAGTTCACATTTAGCCGTTATCGCAGCTCAAAATATAGCTTTACAAAAACAATCCGCCGCAGAAAAGAAAATTGCCGACGCAGCTAATGCAACAAAGAAGGCTAAAGCCGACACTCTTGCCCTGCAACGCTCACAATTATCTTTATCTCTTGCTGGCAGCGTAGCCGATATGCAAAACATAGAAATTCAAGCTGCCCTGCAACGCGGTCAAACTACTGAAGTAAATAACGTTTTGTTATTACAACGCGCTTTATTAAACGGCAATGCAGATCAAGCTAGCATTTTGGCACAAGAAGTATTAACTGCTAACGGTTTAGTAATGGACGTTAACGGCAACATTTCAAGTCTTGCTTTAGCTAAAGACCCTTTCAAAGATTGGCCAACTGTTACTTCAAGTGCATTAGCACAAATTAAAGCTATACAAGATGCTCTCAATGCACTAAGTGCTAAACCATATAACGTGACCATTACAACCACAACTACTGGCACAACAGTTTCCAGTTCAAGTGGCGGTGGCGGTGGTGGTGGCGGTGGTGGCTCAAAGGGTGGAACACCGGGGCCATCTAATCCTATTGATCCACAAAACCCATCACCCGTCATAATTATCCCAGTACCTCCAGATATTCCAACAACAGGCACTAACAATGGTTCAGGCACTAATGGCGGTGCAGGTAGCAGCGGAGGATTTTCATCGGTTGTTGCTAAATATATGGGTTACGCAGATCCAAACCCAACCGATGCAGCTTCTCTTAGCGAATACAACAGAGAAAAGTATGGCAATCAAGGTAATGCTCCTATTGTTATTAACATCAGCGCACCGCCTAGCACCACGGTTACAACTACACAGGATGCATCTACTAATGGCACACCAGTAACCGTTAACCGTAACAATCCATTTGGAATGTACTCGGTATGAGTTATCCATTTTCCGTTATCGTTACCTTCGACTTTTCATCGGGGCCGACTTTTGGCTATCCCTTTATTTTGGATGACCCAGCACACGGCATCCTCGGCACAAACGTCTTAGCCGACTCAGCATCTAACGTCGTTGACATTTCATCGCAGGTTCAAGGCATTTCAATCAAGGGTGGCTATAACTTACTCACCGACCAATTTGAGGCCACTACCTGCAACTTTAGAATCTATGATCCAAATGGTGACTGGAATCCTCAAAACAC